GAAGTGATTCCATTATTCAGGTGCAGAAAGATTTTCTAAAAGACAAGGGCGACAAGATGACCGTTGGTCTTCGCGCCTTGCTGACCGGAAACGGTGAAACCGATAACGAGACTTACGAGGGTAACGAAGAAGCCCTGACCTTCTACGATATGAGTTACCAGCTCCATGAGAGAGGTCATTCTGTCCGTAAGGCCGGTAATATGACCGACCAGAGTTCAATCTTTAACCTCAGAAATGAGGCTAAGCTTGCTCTGGGTGAATGGTCTTCTATGAAGTACGCTTCGGATATTATCACGGCTCTGTCAGGTCTTAGCAATGTAAGCTTTGCCGGTCATAGAACTGGTGCTGCCGAGACAAGCACAACTGGTAACTCTATTGCAACTGTCAATCAGACTTCATTGTCTGACAAGACGGCATCATCTCTGAGGGCGTTCTTCGGCGGTCAGACCGCAGGTGGAACTCTTGAAAGAGTGGCAGGAGATGCCAACATTGACTCGACTACCGATAACCTGTTTGGTACTAAGGTTATCAGCGAGGTCAAGAGGATGGCAGAGACCACCTTCAGTACCGCTGGTGCTTTCCAGAATCCTCTCAGGCCGGTAATTGTTGACGGTGAAAAGCATTACCTGATGTTCATTTCTCCGTATCAGGCGAAATCGTTGAAAAACGAGACTGCTTGGCAGCAGGCTCAAAGAGATGCGGGTATCAGGGGCAAAAAGAACGCCCTGTTTACCGGTGCTTTGGGTATCTGGGACGGTGTAGTTATCAAGGAGACCCCTTGGTGTCATATCCGTTACGGTGAAAACAGCACGACTGCAAGCGAATACTTCGATTCTACCGGCGATACCTGTGCAAGCGGTATCTATGTGGCACGTGGTCTTTTCTGCGGTGCGCAGTCTGCTGTTATGGGCTATGGGAAAATGCCGTCATGGGTTGAGGAAAAGTTTGACTATAACACCAAGCTCGGCGTCCACACCGACATGATCTACGGTGTTAAGAAGACTGTCTTCAACTCTGTGGAGTTCGGCTGTATTACCGTTGATACGGCGGTCAATATTTAAATTTAGCGGGGGCGGGGAAACTCGTCCCCCTTTTTTTGAGGTATGTTATGACATCAGGCGACATATTAACAAGGGTTAATCAGATAACAAAGCGTTCTTTGACGGCTTCGGAGTTTGAGGATTTGCTCTATGAGGCACTTCTTCGTATTTCAAGGCGTACGTGCGATTTAAAGACTTCTGTTACGGGTACGCTTTCCAGCACTAATTATATCGATAAGCCAAGCGACTTTGTAAAGGTTGACAGCCTTGTTGTTGACACCAATTTCGTCTTAGAGCCTATTACCTTTGACGAATATCTAAGAGACAGGGTTCACGGCTACGTTGTCAAGGGTGATAAGATTTACTATCGCTATGAATCCGATACAGAGGATTACACACTTTACTACTCATATGAACACCCAAGCGACTTGACAACAATTCTCTTAGGTGAAAAGTACAGCAGGGCTATCTATCATCTTTGTTCTGCTCTGGTCTATGAGGACTATGAGATTTACGACCGGATGGAGGAACAGTTGGTTTTGTATGAGCGAGAAATGAAATGGCTTTCAATGGACGATGACGACGCACCGCCTATCGTCAAGCCGCACACTATTGAAACATGCCTTAACTATAATCAGAAGGGATATAAATCATGAGTACATACGATATAAGTAAACCGGAGGGTTCTTCTGACCCGAAACTCGGTGATGATTCTATAAGGACTCTGGCCTCTGCCAATCAGGAGATAAACAACGTAGACCACTACTGGCCTAAAACCGGCAATCAGGTAACCCATGCTGATAGGGGAAAGCACAGGCAGGTTCGGTTTGCTGAAAAGCAGGACGATTCTACCTTGGATAACAACACTCTGGCAGTTAGTGATGGTACGGTAAAAGATGAAAACGAACTGGTCTATCAGAATACAGATAACGATCAGGTTCAGATAACAAAGGCCGGTAAGGTCAATATAAAAGAGGCCAATGCCTTAAACAATAATGATGCCCTGCAATCTGAGGACTCAGGAGATACGGCAAGGGATTTGATTAAACTTACCGACTCTGATGTTACTGAAATCGGCGAAACTGACGCACATGATGTAAGGTTATCTGATGCCTGCACTGATGAAGATGACGACAAGCATGTTGCCGATAAGAAGTATGTTGACGACAACGTAGGTATTGCAACAATGAAAGCGGATAACGTAGCGGGGGCTACGTTTGGCAGTGGTAACGAGAGTGCAACTTTGGCAAACGGGATGATAATAAAAGGAGGAACAATTGCAAGGTCAGGTGCAACGACAACTGTAACTTATAAAGATGCCTTCCCAGGGGCAACTGTCTCGGTATCAATAACATCAATTGCAGCGGCTGGAATAATAAATCAAGTGCCTAACTGTTTAACGCAAGCACCAACAAAAACAGGGTTTGTTATCAACTCGCAAGATCCTGATAACACAGGCCCCTTCTACTGGATGGCAATAGGTTACTAAATGAATAAATTCTCGATTCTTAGTCCGGCGATGGGTCAGCGTGAGGATATACCTAATATCCTCTTGAACAACGCCTTTACGCCCGAAAACTCCAACGTCCAGATATGGGACGGCGAGGTCAGGACGGCGAAGATGCGCAAAAAGGAGCTGCTCCGAGATGTCTATGCGATAACAAGCGTTGATACTTCCGGCGATACCTTGACGATAGCGGATGACCAGTCGGCAGAGTTTACTACAGGTGATACTATATGCTGTTACAATATGAGCGGCGACTATACCACTTATCCGGTAACTTCTGTCAGTGTTTCAGGTGATACGACAATTAGCGTTTCCGGCGATGCGGTTTCCTATAACTATCTCTACAATACGGTAAACGTTGTAAGTAACGACCCCGCAAACGATGACTTCCGTAAGGTAGTCACCCCTGACGGCAATCCTGTTATCCGGTATGAGAGGTTCATGCTGTCGAGCGAGACAGAGCGCTTAATCGGTTTTACCAAGACGCATGTATATTACTGGCTTCCTGTAACATCGAGATGGGTAGAGATATTTAGCGGCACTGAATGCGAGTATTGGGACGCTTGTCAGTACGGCGACTATATCGCAATGACAAACAATCAAGATTTGCCGCAGTATTGGGATGGCACTGGCAATACTTCACCTATCGATACGGCAAGCGGTATTGAGATATCAAGCGGTTCTTATATCGAAAAAGCGGCCTTTATCGCTTCTTACGAAAATTATCTTATTGTAGGTGACGTTACTCTGTCAACAGGCTCAAGGTATCAGCATTATATCTACTGGTCCGCAATCGGCGAGGGTGTTGGTGCGAGTACCGACTGGATGGCAGGTGATTCAGGAAACGCATACATAGAGGGCAAGGGCGAATTAACAGGCGGCTTTGGTAAGTGGGGAAGCTATTTAATAATATTCAAACGGTGGAGTACAAGAAAACTTTGGTTTACCGGTGGTTCTCTGGTATTCAATCAATCGTCACTTAATCCGTCCATCGGCTGTATTGCTCCTGGCAGTGTAATAAACGATGAAGACGGCAGGTTATACTGGTACGCAACGGACAAATCTTTCAGGGAAGCGACATTAGGCAGGATTAGTCAGGGTGTAAAGAATACGGCAAGGGATATTAATCCTGAGAAAACTCTTAAATTGCGAGCAACTTATATCGTTGAATACGATGAGGTCTGCTGGGCCGTTCCTCATGGCAACTCTGCTACTGAAAATAATAAGGTCTTGGTCTATACAAACGGCAAGTGGATGGAAAAGGACATTGCCGTTACCGCCTTTGGCGAATACAACCGTCAGGACTCTTATACATGGGACACAATTCCCTTTGCTACCTGGGACACATGGGGTTGGGACTCATGGGATGATGCAAGTGCCAACCCCGACTTTCCCGTACAGTTGTGCGGAGATTCAAACGGTTATACCTACGAGTTTAACGGCGCATATACAGACGATAACCAGAGTTATACCAGCTATTTTACACTTACAACTGATATGGCTCAAAAGGGTGCTTTGAGCGTCTATAAGCGTCTCTTGGGAATTTACGTTTATGTAAGAAAAGAGAGTAGTGGAACGGCGACACTATACGTCAAATGCGATAATGAAGCCGACTGGCGGAGTATGGGGGATATTACACTATCAGGTGATGAAGCTATACTTAGAAAATTCTTAGCTGTAGATGAGCGGGCAAGGCATTTTCTTATCAAGATGGAAACCGACGACAAGTTCAGTTTTGCCGGTATGGAATTTGAATTTTTACCGAGTGGGGATAGATAAT